TGCCGTGCCGCCTGAAGCCAGAAAGAATGGTGGAATACCAATATGGGTCGGCTGAGTGCCTGTTGGTAAAAAGGCGCCATTAGAAACCATTGTGGCAACAGCTAAGCTGGAGCCTGCCATATAAACGCCGGCGCCAGTTATTCCAGAAACCATCATGTCAATAATACCTGGACCAGCGGATACACCAACTACCGTACTAACTGCAACTGCGACACGTGCCGTAGTTACACCATAATACCGAAATAGATTTGCTGACATTTAAACTCCTAGAAGACCAAGTGGATCTAATTCTCGAACGCCTTTAGTCTTCGGTATTTGTTTTAATTGTTCAAGTGTTTTAAGGCCTAGCTCATTTTTAATAACCCACCCGATTAGATCATCCTCGGAGTATCGAGTACCGACGATAACGTAAATACCGTTAGGTTCTAGAATCGACTGGTTATACTGGTAGTGGCTAATAACGTTTTGTCGTCCTTCTGGGGTTCCTGAATTGCCCGGACTATTGTAGTCGTCGCCGATGATAACGTCGTAGTGCTGACCGGTCTTCTGGGCACCAATGCCTGACACGGTAATCGATGCCTCTTTAAGAGTTTTATTTCGTGCTCCGATAACAATCTCAGATTCGTTCCAGACATTTGTTTCCCAGTCCCCGAATATATTAATAAACCTCTCGCTTTTTAATATACCCTTAATTTCCCTTAAAAAGTTTTTAGAGTTTCCATAGATCTCAGAGTCTAAAAGTATTCGCAAGTTAGTATTATTCAATAAAAGCCAGATTGGATAATCGACCGAGCAGATCGAGCTTTTAAAAGTTCCACGCGGAACGCAAATAAGTTTACGCTTCGTAGGACTTTCTAATGCTCGAATGATTGGCAAATGCGTGCGTTCATTTATATCTTTATGGTCGCAGAGCCGTTGTGATGTATGAAAAAGGGAATCTCGATAAGATTCTTGAAGTAATTGCTTTAAGGCTTTCGCTTCATTTTGAATCATATGGCTGCCAGTGAAGGACTCGAACCTCCATCGTGTGAGTCAAAGTCACACATCCTACCGTTAGACGAACTGGCATCAGCATGAACAAGTCGAATGCAATAAAATAGCACTAAAGATCATCCCCAGTATAAGGCCAGCGATTAGGTTAGTTACTTCTTCTAAGGTCATGTCTTTGGTTTAAGACCCAATTGGATACTTATCCCGATTATTCCAATGTTTATATTGATTCCAGCCATATCCGTAGAAAATGAACGAATATGTGCAGAAATCCCAAAGACTACCATATCTTTGAATAGACCTATTGATAGCATCAATTGGCCAATTCGCATCATGCGCATATTAGGTTCTTTAAAGAACTCTATGGTCTTTTGTTTCATTTAATTTTTCTAAAGTTAATTCGATATTCGTATTAGCTAGATCGAAGTCACAGAAGCCTTGGCGATTAAGCTCCATAATAGCTTTATTCGGAAATGGAGTCATTTTACGAATCCATTTAATGACCTGACTCTTGGTTTCGGCGCTAATTTCGTCTTCTTGCGGAATACCATTAATCTTTTGGCTTAAGACCCAGGTCATTCTGGCTTCCTCGCTATTGCTTTATATTCTTCTTTTAATCGCTCGATCTCAGCATGGTCGGTCTTATCCTCGAATTCAACCTTTTGAGCCACTGGACCAATATTACCTAAGCGATTGAGTAAGTAGTCTAAGCGATTCTGATCACCTTGCGTCACACCTTTAGCCATTACAGAAATGACCATGAGCTCAATCATAGGTGTCTCGCCTGGGTTATCGATGATTCGCTTTAATTCGTCCTTGGTTGAATCCATGTATTTATGAAGGATTTCTTCAAGACGAACTTTTGTGAGCTTCCTGATGGCATGCTGCTCTGGTGGAAGCGTACGTCCTTTTGCTGCTTGATTGCCCTTCTGAAATTTAGGCATATTCGTATTCTCTCGTTTAGACGCTAAATGTCAATCTTAGACCAGTCATCGGGATGAGTTTGTGATTCCTTAAATGGGACTATTACTACGGCTAGGTTCTTTTCTTCCCAGGCATGCATTTTAGAGATAATTTCGTTCGCCTGATCGCGAGAGAATTCTAAAATAAGCTTACCGCCGTCTTTAGTGAGTCTCATTGTGTCAAATTGAGCTACAAATTTGCACGGCTCCAATTAAATTCTCCTGAGAGCTAAAAGACCGTTATTATTCTGATGATCAAAATGGATAATCCAATGGGGATGGTCGGCGATATATTCTTGAATCGCGTCATAAAGACCCTTTTCGGTCCCGTCTTCACCCTTATGGCGATAGGTGTGCGTATCATGAAATACCAAGTATTTCTTAGCTTTCTCGGCGTGCTTTTCTAATTCTTGTTTTAATTGCTTGTAGGTATGGAGAGTATCGATAAAAAGAAGGTCGCAGGGTTCGATTTCTACATCTAGTATTGAAGCTTCATTGAACTGAGTCCAGGTCTCACCCTTGGCTGAATTAATTAAATCACGGCACTCAATAGGAATTACTAGATCATAGGTAGTGAATTTAGCTGGTTTGCCTTTAATTAGAGCTGATGCCGATGCGCCCCATCTAAATCCGAATTCAGTCACTGCCTCACATTCTTCGGCGAGCCTTGTAAGAGTATCTAAATGCTCATTAATGTCTGGTGTATTTGATCTAAAAAACTCTACGACTTGTTCTATTTGATTCATGGTCTCGAGCGTTTCAAATTAAATTAGAGAAGTCTAGACTTTCGTTTAAGTTTTTTACAGGACCATCCGATGAGTTAAATATAACGGAGGTCAGGCGAATGACTCTCAAGAAATGTACCTGCGGTAAAATACAAACCACTAAAAACTCTAAATTTAATGGTAAAGGTAATCTCGGAGTTGAATATTTACTCTTTACCTGCTGCACATGCGGTAGTTCTTTCTCTGTCTTAAAAAGAGAAGATAAGAAAAGGCTAGTTATTAATCGCGTATTAAAAGGAGCTTAAATGCTTATTTATATTGCGGGCCATTTTTTAGCTATGAGCATTTCTTTTATTATTTTTCGGACTTATTTAGAGAAGCGGGAGAAATAATGCTAATTGCCAAAAAAGCCTTTTTTAAACTTATCCCTAACTACTTGCGCGCCCGCATCTCGGTCTTTTTGGAATTGATCACCGTAAGCTTTACGGCTCATAGAGACTTCCTCGTCGGCCCGAGCCGCTGCCGGCTTAAACCCGTCCTTGATATAGTCCCAAGTGGACTTTTCCTTGTTCTCATCATCCATATTTTGGATTCTCGGATTTTTCGTAAGCTTTGTAAAGTACTAGTCTGGGGCGTTCTAATTCAATACTTCTACTTCGGGCAGAACTTTACGGGGATTTAGCAATTACTAATTGCTACTAATAACTACTAATATTAGTAATTCGGGCTAATATCTCTTAAATAATCTAACCCGACCGGAACTCCGGAGCATTGCTCTACCGAAACACAAATATACCTATCGTCTTCTAGGCTCTTAGAGTGGGTATGGCCATGAATATTCTTAAGTCCTCGTAAAGAGATCGTATGGACAGGGGCGTGGGATAACCAGAACCCTTTATATTTAAAAAAGCCATGAACTTTATTAAAGACCTTTAGGTAATCCGAGAGCGCGAACGTATCGTGGTTACCTAGGATTAGGTGTTTCGTTCCGTTTAATCTCCGGACTTTCTCTAAGCCCTCTCGGCTAAATGCGACGTCTCCGAGCACCCAGGTTATGTCTTGTTTTCGTACAAC